TGTTGTTCTGAACCGAGGTCAAGCCTTTTAGGTTCTCAGGCGGCGGATCGAAGTTGTCCGTATCCAGAATGTCAAACAGGTTGCGGGAGTCGAAGTCATCCGTAAACCCGAACGACCCATCCCCCCAATACCGAGCGGGCTTATCAATCGTCTCAGCTACATCATGGTAGAGCGTACCTGCTGTTTCATCTTTTTCCGCTACATCGGCAGCGGTCTGGTTGTACTCAAAGGTGTAAGCGTCAATGACATCTTCAACAATACCGTCTGTAATGTTAAAGGTCGTATCTGTACAGCCGCTGATCTTGAACCGATCTTCTACTCCAAGGTTGTGTGGAAACTCCAGCGTAACGCGGGACACATTACCTGAGCGGCTAACCCTAGCCAGTTTGGTGGGAAACCACAAGGTGGCAAGGCGGAAGTACTCTGTTCCTGACGGGGAAGCCAGTGTACGGTAAAGCCGTACACCACGAATGAAGTTATCTCCGGCAGGTTTGGCTGTCGGTAGGTTGGTCACAGTAACCAACTGTCCTTCCTTGATGTATAGGTTTTCAGAAGGCTCAGATGCAACCGATTCTTCTTCCCACGGGGTGTACCAAGTGTAGACATAAGAGCGCGGCACGGTATTACCAGCCAACGATACACGCCCGTTAGAGTCACTGGTCGTATTAACCTGCTCACCGGGGCTGAAGTAGGTGAAGGTTGTATCGTTAATCACCGTGACTTCAGCGTTGGTCGCATTGAATGTAGCCACCGTGTTGGTAGCCACAGGAAATCCCGTGATGGACACAATGTTGCCAGTACGCAGCCCGTGAGCCGTTGAGGTCACGATAGTCGCAATGTTGCCCGTATCCCGCGCCCGCGAAGTTGTGGTTTTTTGTGTAAACGAGGTCGCCGTTGTGGTTAGAACTGTCGTTGGTAGCGGCAGACCAAGTTCGTAAAAGTTGTTGGGGTATGGAATACCCGTAGCCGTAGCCAGTGCGTAATTACTGACCTTAGGCTTGCCATCACCTGTGTAATAGAACCGCTGCTCACCATCTTCCGAGGCAGTAGCCGTTACGATGTCAACATCTTTTGTCCACGAAAGCCATTTGAGGTTGCCGTTGTCAGGATCGCGCAGTGCGTAGATGGTCTTGATGTCGCCCACACGACCCACATCGCCAGCGGGGGCAGGCAAACGGTAGGGAATCAAGTCCCCTGAGTACAACTTCACATTGAACGCAGTCTGCGCAGCAGCATCCGGCAGCAACTCCGGGCTGATCTTTGGTGCTTCTCCGAGAAACTTGACGATCTTAACTGCTGCCATGATTACACCAATTCAAAATGTGGAGCGTCAATAAAAGGGCGTCTGCCTTGGCGACGCCGCTCGTCGATGTAAAAATTCATCGCTGCTTCCATACTGCCATCCCACTTGCGGATGTCAGGAATGTTCCACGCAGCACCCCAACGCAGTCCAACATCTTGCTCTATTGCTGCCTGCTTCATGGCATCCGCGATGTTGTCGTACACATTGAGTTCCCACGATACCTGACCATCAATGTAAGCCACGAGGTCAACGGCATCCCCAGTTAGATGCTTGGAGTCCATCGTCTGGCTCTTGCCAGTATCGACATACCTGCGTTGTGTTTCTATGGTGCGTAAGCCTTCAGTCACTCCGAAGTCAACCGTGGTCAACTCAATGGCTCTACGAACGACAGCAACCAACTGTGGCTTTACACCAGACAGTCGGTCAAGGCTTCGTTGCGAGAGTCGGAAGTTCATTTAGGCCATGCTCCTCTTAGCGTTCGGGAATCAAGGGCGTGTCCGTCAGCCGTTTTTGCCAGTCCTTCAATTTCACTGACACACTCTCCGAATACGGCTGAGAGGGTTGTGGTGTAGTTACGGAGGGAGGCGACGGTAGCGGTGGACACACGGTCGGCGGTGGCAATTTGGTCGCGCAGCCGCTGAGCATCAGCGCGAGCAGTAGAAGCAGCAGCAGCATTACGCTGAGCGATACGATTCGCTTCATCCAGAGCCTCCTGTTTCTGTTTCTCCATCGCGGTATACCGAGCAAGAGCATCCGCGTTTGCTTTGGCGAGTTGCGCCGCATGGTCAGCAACCATCCTGTCGATCTTGGCGTTCAGCCTCCACCCGTTGGCTGTCCACCCTGCGATACCTGCGATCAGGGCTGCGGTCAAACTCACGATAAGGGTTAGTTTCATGCCGGGCATCATTTGTCCATTTATCGTCTACGGTTGCAAACCCAATATACGCGCCCACCACAGCACCCACGAAAATATAGAACGGGCCAGCGACGCTTCCAAGTTCAGCAGAGTCTGTGAATAGGAGGAGTAAAGGGAATCCCAAGCCTGCAACCAATGAGGCCCAAGCCATGCGTCTCCGATTTTTCCACCTATCCACATGGTTCACTCTTTATCCTCTTTGCCGTCGATCTTCTTGAAGATCATGTTCAGCGTATTGTTGACCTGCTTAAAGCCGTCCTTCATGTCTTGCTTTAACTCATCCATGTCTTTTTGGACATGAGTCATTGCGTCTTTGAAGTCATCACGCCGCACAAAGTCTTGGTGCATTTTTGCATCCATAGTCTTGATGTCCTGTTTCAAGTCTTGAATGGCGTCCCAGATGACCTTCAACAGCCAGCCCCCGAAGAAACCAGCAACCCCGACCGCCCAATTGAAAACCACCTGATCCATGATGCGCCTTTCTCACGGTGTGATTACTTGGCTTTAGCCAGACACTTACCAGCGGCCTTACATTTAGCGGGAGCCTTGCAGTTAGCACACGGCTTAAATACCGGGCCACCCTTGGCGTATCCCATCGGCTTAGCAGCAGACTTCTTCGTAGTGGGTTTCTTGCTCATCATGATGCGGCTCCTTTGAGGACGATAGTTACGATAATGCCTGCCATACCAACTATCAAAGTACCAGCAGACCCAATCAAAATCATTTCAAGACGGTCAAGCCGCTTGAGTAATGTTCCGTATCGCTCAGCACCGATGACCTCAAGGGCCACCAAACGAGCATCAAGTTCCTTGACCGTTGGCATTGTTTGCCTCCCGCACTGCTTGGGTTTGGTCAATCACTGCTGGGAAATCTTCCTCCTCAGGCAGTTCCGGTTCAATAACTAGGATTCCCTCAGGCGGCACTTCCTCACAACGGGCTAATGCACCGTTGGCAAACATCACGAGAGGGCGACCCGACCTAGGCATTTGGCTCATCCGCAGGCAGTGGGGTGTTAGACATTGTTGAAATCTTCCTTGCTGAAACCAAAACGCTCAATCGTAGACAAATCTTCCACTTCTTCCCAAATCGGTTCTAGCTTTGGCCCTTCGTATCCGGGCATGTTGTACCCTTCTGGGTAAACCTGAACGTCTTGTTTTCGGGTCATGCTGCCCTTTAAGGATTTCATAAACTCGGCGTGTTCCGTCGTTCCAGCGATAGCATCTAAATCTTCGCGGGTATTAATAACAGTCTTAGAAAGCGATGCCATATTTATTCTCCATCCAATTAAAAAGATTGTTTGTATTGGCCCATTGCGCGTGACCAGACCACGATGCAATAAACTTACGCAATGACTCTTTGTCGTCGTGCTTTACAAACTTTGCGACTTTTCTTTTGGCTCGCACAACAGAATCTTTTCGCAATAACTTGTGGTCGTGCCATATCCGATACCCAAGAAAGTTGACACCTTGAGACAACGGCCCGACAGACCACTTACTGATTTTAAGTCGAAGGTTCTTGTGAGAAAACTCGCTTATAGCTTGGAAGGAATCACGCAATCGTGCTGGGTCTTTGTCCAAGATAACAATATCGTCCATGTATCTAGCCCAGTCGTGATGCCCAAGCTCGAAATGAACAAAGCGGTCAACAGGGTTCCCGTAGACGTTTGCAAACAATTGGCTCGTAAGGCTTCCTATGGGTATTCCTACACCGTCAACCGGAATAATCTCCCGAAGTATTTTCAAAGTTTTCTCGCACCCTATGCGGCGGTCAACCATGCTGTGCAGAACAACATGGTCAACGCTTGGAAAAAACTTTGAAAAGTCTGTTTTTAGGAAGTGACTCGCATGGCTTGAGCGCATCCTAGCCTGAATGTGTTTCACGCCAGCATGAGTTCCCATACCCGCACGACAAGCAAACGTATACGGCATGAGCGTCTTTTCAAATATCGGGCTAATGACATTGCATAGCGCGTGTTGCACCAGCCTGTCTTTGAAATCCAAAGCGGAAATCAAGCGCGGCTTTGGCTCGTAGATCGTAAACTCACGGTAGCCGCCAATCTTGTAAGCGCCATCTGCCAATTCTTGTTGCACCAACAATAAGTTTGACTCGGCGTATTCCTTGAATTCAAGGTAGCCCCATGTCATGCGCTTGTTTTTGGCGGTCTTGCGGTAAGCGTCCCGCAAGTTGTCTATCGTCACAATCCGGTCAATCAGGTGCCTGTGTCGCTTTGGCATAAAGTCGGCTCCACCGTTGGATTTCCTACTTGGTGTTCTACCGAACCCGGAAGTGTATTCCCCGAAGGAGGACAGGTCTGGCTGACCACACTTTGATTGGTCTGCTTGCAAGGCCGTGGCGTTTGCAAAGCGGTAAAGTGGTGTAGACACAGACGAACCGCGACCCGATGTTATTGTTCGAGTTCGATGCGGCGTTGTTCCAATTCGAGCAGCGTGAACCGGAGTTCGACCCGTTGTTCCAGTTGCCGCCCAGGATGCCAGCATTTTTACCCAGACTGCCCCTGCTTTTTCCGTTTCACCCATGCGCCTACCATTGCGCCAACCTCTGCGACTAATACTTGCGCAGTTTGAAGTTGGTGCGCTGTCATGCACCTGAGAGAAACAAGAAATCGCATCCAAAACCGCAGTTGCGCCAGCCCCGCATCCGCAGCATAAATCTTGCTTACTTGAGTGCTTTTTCCTGCCTGAAAGAATAGGTCTGGCTGACCCAACAGACACCGCAAAAACATTTCTCTTGCCACACCATGCTTTCTTGGCATTGACTGAGCGATTGGGTAAAGATACGCAATAACTCTCTCGTATTTCTCCACAATTGCCATTTGGTCGTAGCACTTGGTTGACTCCTCGACTGGATTCACTCGCTTTCGCTCGTTTAATCAAGTTGCAGGTGGTCACAGACGAACCGCGACCCGATGCCATTGGTCGAGTCCGAGGC